ATTATTATGCTGTGACCATTCAGTTCCGTGTAAAGAATAGCTTTGAAACAATTACTGTTGAGAATATTCTCAGGAGAATACGATGAATTTTAAAGAATATCTCGTGGAACTATTTGATAAACCTGCTCCTATACAGATAACTACAGCAGAGACACATTTCTACGAGGCTTCTTTTAAAGTTGGTGATAATGAATACAGTATTGAAATTGCGCGCGCTACACCAGATCATCCATGGTCTATAAATTTTGGAATCGATAAAATGAATGGTGAAAGAGTTGGCAGAGCGACTGGAATTCGTGCTACTAAAATTGTGAAGGACCGTCATATTGTAATGGCCACAGTAATTAAGTTTGTTGAAAACTTTTATAAGCTACATCCAAATGATAAATTTCAATTTAGTTGTATAAACCAAGAAAGTAGAGTGAAACTTTATGATGCTATAACAAATAAATTTGCTGCAAAACATAATCTAAAGACTGAAAAGATTAAATCTTCATCAGTTGTTTTGTGGAAAATATTAAATAAATAATAATAAAAGGGTTAAATGGCAAATTTTCTATCCACATCCGATCTTGATGCAGCTGCATTAAAAACAAACTTTATTACTTATCTTCGTTCACAGGATAAGTTTAAGGACTATGACTTTACGGGTTCTAACATGTCCGTTCTCATAGATGTTCTGATGCAGAATACAATGTACAACAATCATTATTTAAATATGGTAGGTGCAGAATCTTATCTTGACTCAGCCCAATTGCGAGAGTCTATTGTATCGCGCGCGAAAGAATTAAATTATATTCCAAAATCAAGGGCTTCTGCCAGAGCAGTTATTAGTGTAGAGATATTTCCTGAGGATTCCCCAAATTCAATCATATTGCCCAAGGGATACTCATTTAAGACAGTACTAAGTAACACAACATATTTTTTCTATACTCGTCAAAATTACACAATCACAAAATCAAATAATAGATATTTAGCAACTAATGTTGAAATATTTGAAGGTCTTCCCGTTACAGAATTCTTTTTAGTTTCATCAAACTCTGATGAAGGTTACACAACGTATTCTTCATCACATATTATTCAGTCTAAGGATGTTGATTTAAGCTCTTTGGAGGTTTTTGTTGTTTTAAATGGTATAAAAACAAAATTTACAAAAGCTGAATCTCTTTTTAATCTAAATGATAGTTCAAATGTTTATTTTATACAGGGATATAAAGATTATTATTATGAAATTGTATTTGGTGATGGAATTTTAGGAAGAGCTCTTCCCGCTGGAACAAACGTTGAAATTTCTTACAGCGATTCTACTGGCCCAAACGCAAATGGAATCAATATGTTTTCAAAAACTCAGGCCATAAATGGATATTCGTCTATGAGCATTGTAACAGAACAACCAGCATATGGTGGTTCAAATGCTGAATTAGATGAAAATATTAAATTTAATGCAGTGAGACATTTTCAAACACAGGAAAGAGCTGTTATTGAAAACGATTACCGTAACCTGGTTCTTACTAGTTTTCCTGAAATACAGGCTGTAAACGTATACGGTGGAGAAAGTGATAACCAATACGGAAAGGTTATCATATGTCTTAAACCATATAATACTACAAAGATATCAGAATCACTTCAAAATAGAATTTCCAGGTTTTTGGAAGACAAAAACATCACTACTGAGCCAGTAATTAAATCTCTGGAATATTTTTATATCAAGCTAGATGCTGATGTGAGATATTCACAGAATGACACCATCAATACAGAAAATGAATTAAAATCAACTATCATCACAAATCTATTAACCTTAAATGATACGAAGTTTAACAATTTCAATCAAAGTATTTATTCTTCAAACATTTCAAGAATTATAGACACTTCTGATATATCGATTATAAGCAACAGTTTGTTTTTAAAGCTAATTAAAAGACTTTCTCCTACACCTAATCTAGAAATAACTCATGTTCTGGAATATGATAATGCACTTCCTGATTTTGGGTCTGCTGATAAAGGCACAAAAACATTCCCAGCAGGACACCCGTCCATGATAGAATCAACAATGTTTACATATACACACGATGGAACTGATTACGAATCATGGATACAGGATAATGGTGCTGGTATTCTGGGAGTATACACAAAGAACACTGAAGGAGTGAAAACCTCTCTAAAGAACATTGGGACTGTTGATTATTCAATTGGCAGGTGCGTATTTACAATTGCTATAAAGGGTTATATCGATTATATATCTGTTTATGCTAAACCGAAATCCAGAGACATTAAAATATCAAAAAACAAATTCATTATAATTGATTCATCCGATTTCAACATCAGAATGATACCAAATGTTGAATAAAACATCCATCGTCAACAAAGTAAAGTCTCAATTTCCTGAATTTTATTCTGAATATGGTTCTAGCTTTATAGATTTTATTCAATTGTACTATTCATGGATAGAGATAAATGAATATAGCGGCCCTACAAAAAACATTCAGTCATTGCTTGACATTGACGAGACCACTACATTGTTTCTTGATTTTTTTAAGAAAGAATATATGGCAGGTTTACCTGAGCGTATCATAGGAAACCAAAGGTTTCTCCAAAAGCATATTCTTGACTTATATAGGTCAAAAGGAAGTAGTGAGGGTTTTAAACTTCTTTTTCGTTTGCTATATAATAAAGAAATTGACATTTATATACCTGGTAAAGATGTTTTTAAACTTTCTCATGGAAAATGGATACGCAGAAAATATATTGAGATTTCAGACAGGGAAATAACAAAATCATTTGAAAATAAAACAATATTTGGAGAAATATCAAATGCTTCGGCAGTCGTTGAAACATATGATAGAATCAATGATAATGGCATCACAAATCATGTTCTCTGGGTCTCTTCAATTGAAGGCACATTTTTAGTAAATGAAAAGATTTATGTCAATTTCGAGGACATCGCAGAAAGTCCTGTTATAAAAGGTTCCGCAATTGGATTTAATATTCTAAATTCACAGATAAATTTTTCAGTTGGAGATAATATTTATTACGAAAATGATGCCGATTTAAAATTTATAGTATCAGAATTAAACACCGTGGACTTGAATGGTATTATCACTCCGAAAGTATTAAAGATTGGTGATGGCTATAGAGACGGCGAAATTACAAGCGAATACGTGATGCGCGGTGCTAATGGGAGTAATGTTGAAATTGGATATTTTGTAAGACCTAGCGGTGTGTATAAACTTCTTACTGACGAACTTATAAACCCATACGCAAATACGATGCTTGATGCTATTGATTATGACATGCCATCGCCTACCACCGATGATATTGACACTATTATAGCAGATGCATTTACATTCACAAACACAGAGTTAATGGAACTATACTCAGCATATTCAATAGCGGGCGTGGGTTATGATGATGTAGTTGACATATATGCGACAGATCTTGATATTCTTCGGCTTGAAATGAGAACAGAGGATGGAACTTTCTATGGTAATAATGCAATCATAGAAGGATATCCATCTTTTGGAACAAGCAGAGCCCTGAATGTGAAAATTGTGAATTCCTCTTTTAATTATAGAAATCCTATTTTTATAACTGTTACAAATGGTATACGTGAAATATACGGCCAACTTGTAATAGGACCGGTTGGTGTTGCTGAAGGATATTATTTAGACACAAATAGCTTTTTAAGCGCCGATAAATATATACATGATAGTTTTTATTACCAAGAATATTCATACGATATTAAAATAGATGAAATTTTTAATAAGTACTTTGACATACTCGTAAAAACAGTTCACCCAACAGGCAAAAAAGCATTTGGTAATATAAGAGTTCTTTCAACGTATAATGTAAGCCCAGAAATAGAAACAATTTTCGAAGAAGCAGAAGAATGACAAACATTAAAACAAGTAAATATTTAATTGATAAAATAGTATCTGATGCTGATTCCGGTAAAATGTATATCGCAATTGGCAGCCATAATGGGATATCCTCAAATACAATAAACTATTCATATAATATAATTGAAGATGTTAAAAGTAAGTGTATTTTTGGAAAGAAAATTAAATCTTCTGATATTTCGCCAGTGATTAAGAATAATATCTGGGTTTCAAATACTGTATATGAAACATCAGACGATCATGTGGCGGACGATTTCTTTTATATTTTGAATCAAAATAATGATGTTTTTAAATGTATATGGAATGCTGATGGTGCTCCATCTACATCTGAGCCATTAACAAAATCAACATCGTATATTGAAACAGCGGATTCATATATTTGGAAATACATGTATACCATATCATCTGGTGATATGTCAAAATTCGCATTTACTGGATTTATTCCAGTATCATCAAATTCTGTGGTTTCAAATGCTGCGATAAACGAATCTATTGATTATATTGAAGTGGTGCAGGGCGGATCAAACTATTCTGTGTATAATACGGGAATAATACAGGGAAATGTCGGGGGTAATACTTATCGTATTGAGAATAGTGCTTCTGCCGTGAATAACATATATGCGAATTCAGCAATATATATTAAAAATGGCACATCTACTGGGTTGTTAAAAACTGTTTCATCATCATTTTCAAACAGCACTGGTAAGTATATTACATTTTCAACTAACACAAGTCTTTCTACTGATTCAGAGTATATCATATCTCCTTCTGTAATTTTAACACCACTGAGCGGTTCAGGATTTCAGGCATATGCAGAAGTTACTGAAAATGATTCAATTGACAAAATTAAAATTATTAATGGCGGATCAAATTATGTAAACCCAGAAGTATCTTTGGTAACTTCTGCTACAGTTGCTCCTGCTCAACTTCGGGTTATTACTAGCCCTGAGTATGGTCATGGCTATGATCCAGTAGAAGAACTTGGGGCAACTCGTGTTGTGCTTGCAGCTACATTCTTAAAGAATGAAAATGAAACTTTGCCTGAAACTAATTTTTCATATTACCACACATCACTAATATATAATCCAAACACTAATATTTCCGAACAGAATACAATTTCATGGGGCACATCACTTGATGTTAATTCGATATTTGGGGTAAATGACAAAATCATTGGAAATACATCAGGAGCTAAAGGTATTGTGTATTGGTCTAATACCTCTCACATTAAATTAAACACCATAGTAGGTTCTTTTTCTAACAACGAAACAATTATTAATCAAACATACGTGAATTCTACAATAAATATAATTAAAGATAAAGATATTGTAGATTTTTCTGGAGCATTATTACAATATACAATACATTTAGACGGTGTCAACCGAAGTGATAATGTTTCAGAGAGCATTAAATATATTTTTAAATTAGAAGGTAACTGATGACAAACAAAATTAATACAAATTTAAATGTTTTTCCTTATTGGGACGATTTCGATGAGGAAAAACAATTTGTAAAAGTACTCTTTAGACCGTCAGTTGCAGCTCAAACACGTGAGCTTAACCAGATACAGTCAATACTTCAGAATCAAATTTCTAGATTTGGCGACCATGTGTTTAAAGATGGCTCTATTGTAGACGGTGTAGCTATTACATATGAAGCCTCAAAGCCATTTGTAAGAATAAAAAATCTGTTTAATGTAAACACCGAACTTACAATAGACTCTATCAGCACTGATTATTTAATTTCATCGAATACAGGTGTTCGGGCTGTTCCTTCAATTGTCGTAAAAGGTTTTGAATCACAATATCCAGATACAAATATAATATATTTGAATTATATTTCAACTGGTAAAGATGGCTCAAATAATGATGTAAATGAGTTTATATCAGGCGAAACATTAACATTATATAATAATCTTCAAACAAAAAATGGAGAACTCGACTCAAACAATATTATTGATAACATTGATGTAATCACATCAAATTCTATTATCGATTCAGTTGGAAGAGCATATGCTATATCATGTTCAGATGGTATTATTTACCAAAAGGGATATTTTTCGAAGGTTATTCCACAGACAGTTCTTGTAAAAAAACATGACACAAACACATTTAATTATGTTGTAGGTTTTGACACATTAGAATCAACAGTTACATCAGCACAACATGACTCTCTTTTCGATAATGCTCTGGGTTCTCCTAATGAAGCAGCACCAGGCGCAGATAGATTAAAACTTACACCTAAATTAGTTTCAGTTGAAAAAACAACTCTTTTAGCAAATTCATCTTTCTTTCCAATTGTTGAATTTAATGATGATTCTCCTGTTGAACAAAACACTGATCCAAATTATAACATTCTAGGCGAAGCTCTTGCTAGAACAGTAAGAGAAGAGTCGGGTGATTATGTAATCAAACCTTTTCCAGTTGAGACATTAGTTCATGAATCAAATTCAGAACTAATGTATTATGAAGTGTCTCCTGGTATCGGCTATGTTTCGGGCCGTAGAATAGAATTTATAGGAGCAAAAAAACAAGCAGTTGAAAGAGGAATCGAAACTGACGAGTCAAATGCTCAAATAATTACTACAAATTACGGTAATTATGTTATAGTTGATGAATATATGGGTAATTTTGATACTAATGATATTGCTTCTGTTAGCATTTATGACACAGCACAAGACGCTATTTCAAATGTTTCGGGTGTAGGATCTGCGCCCGTGGGAAATTTGGTTGGTACTGCCAACATTCGGGCTGTTTCATATAATAGTGGAACAAAAGGAAAGAGTGCCGCACAATATAGGATCTATCTATTTAATATTGCGATGAATAGCTCTAAGTCCTTTTCATCTGATGCAAAATCTTTCTACATTAATGGTTCCTTTGGAAAAGCAAAAGCAGATATTGTTTTAGAAAACACAAAAGCTGTTATTAAAGACAGTTTAAAAAATACTCTTATCTTCGATATTGGCATTGACTCGATAAAGAGACTTACAAATTCTTCCGCAGTAAATGATACTCAGTTCATAATAAAAGATACGGTTAGTGCAACTTTACAGTCAAATGGTTTCGTTACATTTACAATAAACACACCATACGCTGGTGGTTCTGAACGTGTAAACTATTCAACTGGAGTACTCTCTGACCCAAATGAGCTTAACTTTGATATTGCTCTTTCTACCGAAGCATATTCATCTAACGTGGCTGGAACCATTACATCCTCAGGAACAACTGTAACTGGTGTGGGAACAACGTTTACTGATTTAGATGAAGGTGATTTTATACGAGTACCAGGTTCTGGTGATGTAAGAAGAGTGACTGCTGTTGCAAATACTACTTCTATGACAGTGAATGCTTCTCTTACAACAGGCGGCGTGCCATATCAAAAGTATTGGCCTCAAGGAACAATACTTGATCTTTCAAATGCTTCAGGTTCAATTAATGTTCTTTCAAATACACAATTTTCAATTTCAACTGATGTTGATACTTCTGGTGGTTCTGGCGCACAGACTGTATATGGAAGCTTCCCGCTTCTTCGTACCACAGCAGTTCCTTTAAAGAAGAATGTAAAAAAAGATATTTACGTAAAAATCAATTGTTCTACATCTGGAACTAGCGGCCCGTTTAATTTAGGACTAGTTGATGCAACTAGATTAAAAAACGTATATGTTGGATCTGATTATCTTGACACAAATGTTGATAGATCTTCTTGGTTCCAGCTTGATACAGGCCAGACTGCGAACACATACGAACACGCAAAACTTGTGTTAAAACCCGCGTATAAGGACAACCTATCATCCTCAAGTAGAATTTTAGTTAAGCTTGATCATTTTGTTGCTAATTCTGCAGCAGGTGCTGGCTTCTTCTCAGTTGATTCATATCCGATTAAGAGTCCTGGTGATACTTCTAACTCTACGAATATAGAAGTTGGAGATATTCCCAGAATTAATGGTCAGGATGTGAGAAGATATATCGATTATCGTGTCCAGAGACATAATACAGCAAATAGCTCTAACACAATAGCAGGAGCAAGTATTAATCCTATAGCTGCGAATACTTCGTTTATTAAGGTTTCAACTGGATCATACATACCCGATCCAGATAGCAATTTTCAAGCAGATATTGAATACTACCTACCTCGTATTGATCTTCTTTCAATTGCTTCAACTGGCGAGCTTGTTGTATCTTACGGTATTGCTTCAACAACGCCAAGAACACCAATTCAACATGATGATGCTATGCCAGTCGCATCAATATATGTTCCTGGTTACCCATCTCTCACAACAAGAGAAGGCGAAATATATAAACGATCAGATATTAAAACACGTATTAATCTTACAAGTAATCGCGGATATACAATGCGAGACATTGGTGTTCTTGAGGATAGACTTGAAAGACTAGAATATTATAACGCTCTTAACCTACTTGAACAATCAACAAAAGACTTAACCATTTCGGATGAAAATGGTTTGGATAGATTTAAGAATGGTTTTTTCGCGGAACCCTTCCTTAGCCATAAACTGGGCCAAGTATCCGACTTTGAATATAAAATTGCTATTGATGGTGATAGAGCCATAGCAAGACCATTTTTTGAAAAACATTCAATCGATTATCAGTTGAATAGTAGTGTTTCATCTAATATTCAAGTAAGTGGATCAAAAATAACACTTCCATTCACTTCAGTGTCTTATATTAAACAACCATACGCAACAAAATTTAGAAATTGTACTGAAAGTGTTTGGAAGTGGAATGGTAATATTTCACTTTATCCTGAATATGACCACCATAGAAATGAATCATCTGCTCCAGCTGTCAACGTTGAAATTGATCTTGCTGCGCCATTCGAACAATTTGCAAACTCTCCCTTTGGAACTACGTTTGGTGATTGGCGAACAACTGCTCAGAATACTTCAACAACTCGTCAAGCAACCAATACTGGTACTTTAACAGCTGAAACAACAACGTCAAGCCAAATAAGAACAGGCAATAGACTAAATGTAAACGTAAGCACTAGAGAATATAATTTTGGTTCTTTTGTGAAAGATGTGTCCTTAAATCCATACATGAGAAGTAGAGAAATAGCATTTATCGCAACAGGTTTAAAACCCAACACACGAATTTATGCGTTTTTTGATAGAGTAAATGTTAATGCTTCTGTTGGACAGGGTGTATTGTCAAATATTTCCAATGTTTTGGCTGGTCAAGAAAATCGAATTGTCGATAGAACAAAAGCATATGGCAGCGAGCTTGTTTCTGATGCTTCGGGTAATGTAAATGGTATATTTAGAATTCCTGAAAATCAGTTTAGAGTTGGTGACAGAGAATTTATTTTGTGTAATGTTTCAAGCCTCATATCTGGTGAAGATGCGATATTAACATCAGCAAAAACCAT